ACGAACTTCCTCCTTTAGACATGATCGGTTAATGCCATGCTTAATCCATTTTTTCAGCAAGGGTCCAGAGGAGAGCAAAGTCTTGTTCAAGACTTGATAAATGAACAATTAAGGATGTATGGTGTAGAAGTTCACTATCTTCCTAGAAAATACATTACTGAAAACTCAGTTATACGAGAGGTTATACAATCATCTTTCGATGATGCATATCCAATAGAGGCATACGTTCAAAATTTTGAAGGATATTCCGATAATTCTGTATTACTTTCAAAATTTGGTATTCAACAAACTCAAGAAGTAACTTTAGTAATATCAAAAGAAAGGTGGGAAAATTATATTCAACCACTATCCAAAGAAAAGGCAAATATAAAATTATCAAGTAGACCAAAAGAAGGAGATTTGGTTTATTTTCCATTGGGTGATCGTTTATACGAAGTAAAATTCGTAGAACATGAAAAACCATTTTATCAACTTCAAAAAAATTATGTTTATGAATTGAGATGTGAACTCTTCAGATATGAAGATGAAGTAATAGATACGGATATTGAGGAGATTGATGATAATCTCGTTGGAAACGAACTTGATGGATTAACATCTGATGGATTAAATACCATTCTTGGACCAACACAGACACTAACTCTTGTTGGTGTGGGTGTTACTGCTATTGCTCATGCACAAATTGTTAATGGTGGAGTTCGTTTAGTAAGTATAACAAATAGAGGTGGAGGATACTTAGAAAATCCAACAGTACAACTTTCTTCTGCACCAAGTGGAGGGGTTACGGGTATTGTAACTACAAGAATGATTGGTGGCATTAATGTTTGCAATTTAAATGTAAATCCAGCACTCAAATCCGTACAGAATGTCGATATTGTAAACGCTGGTTCTGGTTATACTGTTGCACCTGGCGTCAAATTTACAGGAGGTAAAGGTGGAACAGGTGCAGCTGCTACTTCATTTATTGGGGATGGAATTGTTGGATTTGTAACTATGTCAAATGGTGGTGGTGGATACGTCACTGCACCAACGATTACATTTACTGGAAGTTCTACTATATCTGCGGCAGCAACTGCTGTTGTTAGTGCTGCAGGAACTATAACTTCAATCAACTTGACAAATGCAGGTCTTGGATATACCGAAGTACCAACAATAACAATCTCTGATCCAAGTCTTGGATCTACTGGATCGTTTAATTACAATGAACTAATTACAGGATCTGTAAGTGGAACTAAGGCTAGAGTTAGAGTTTGGAATTCTGTTACGAATATTTTGGAAGTTTCTCATGTAACAGGAGATTTCAAAGTTGGAGAAAATCTTGTCGGATCTGAATCGGGAGCATCATTTGCTCTGAGAATAATTGACACTAATCCAACCGATGATGGATTTGCTGATAATTATAACATTGAAACTGAAGCAGATTCAATTATTGACTTCTCTGAGCAAAATCCCTTTGGGATGCCTTAACAGATAAATAATATTTAATCTTGTAAATAATATCATAATAGGACCTAAACAATGTTTGAGTATTTTTATAACGAAATTTTGAGGAGAACCATTATATCTTTTGGTACTCTCTTTAACGATATTAGCATCAAGAACGAAGGATCTGTTGTAAAAGTACCTTTGGCGTATGGTCCTACTCAGAAGTTTCTTGCGAGATTAGAACAATCTCCAGATCTTAATAAATCTACGGCAATGTCTTTGCCTAGAATGTCTTTTGAGTTTATTGGATTGACTTATGATCCGACTAGAAAAATTACTACAACTCAAAAATTTGTTGTGAAAGATCCATCGGATGGGTCTGAAGTTAAGAAATCATATGTACCAGTTCCATATAATATGCAGTTTGAACTTAGTGTTATGACTAAGTTGAATGACGATATGCTGCAAATTGTTGAGCAAATTTTACCTTACTTCCAACCAGCATATAATTTAACTGTAGAACTAGTAGAAACAATAAAAGAAAAAAGAGATGTTCCAGTAGTTCTCGAAAACATCACTATGGAAGATGATTATGAAGGGGACTATACCTCTCGCAGGGTACTACTCTACACACTAAGATTTACAGCAAAAACATATCTTTTTGGACCTGTTTCTTCTGCTTCCAAAGATATTATCAAAAAAGCTACTGTCAGTTATATTGCTGGAAGAGATCCAGAAAATGCTCAAAGATCTCTCACATACTCCGTTACTCCAAGAGCAACCAAAAACTATACTGGACCCGCCGCAACTACATTGGTTGATGATATTACCAAAGCAGCAAAATCTATTGAAGTTGAAGATGCAAGTGGTCTGACTGCTAAGACTTATATTGATATTGGCGAAGAAGAACTGTTCATCAAAACTATTAGTGGAAACAAACTTACTGTACTTAGAGGGCAGGACAATACTACTGCAGCAGAGCATTTAAGAGGAGCAGAAATATTTGTAATTGATTCTGCAGACGATGCTCTCATAGAAGAGGGTGATGACTTCGGATTTAGTGGTAGTATCTTCTGATAGTTATGAGTATGACAAAAAACTTTGATAAATTAAACGAAACATTTGACGTAGATGGAGAAGTAGTTCCCGTTGAAGTTGAACCCTCACCGATTACTCCTGCCAAGAAAAAGACTGGTCAATCGCCAGAAGATATTAAGAAAGACTATGATTATACAAGAGGAAATTTATATTCTTTGATTGAAAAAGGACAAGAAGCCATAAACGGAATTCTTGAATTAGCGCAAGAAACAGAACAGGCAAGAGCATATGAAGTAGCTGGTCAGTTAATTAAAAATGTTGCAGATGCGACAGATAAATTAATGGAACTACAAAAGAAATTGAAAGAAGTTGAAGAGGACACTCAAGTAAAAGGACCATCAACAGTTAATAATGCACTTTTCGTTGGTTCTACTGCAGACTTGGCAAAATTATTAAAGAAATCAAATAAAGAAGAGTCTTAGTTAAATTCTCGCTAAATAATAGGGAATATCCACTCGATTGAATGTCTAAAAGCGGCAAATGTAAAGCAGGATATTACTACTGCTATACCGACAAAGTGTGCAAACCCATTTCTAAGGGAATGAAGATGACTGCGAGATTTTCTGGTAATGGAAAAGATCCAGAAGAGGTTGGTATTGATAAACCACTTAATGGAAACGGAAATGGTAATGGGAACGGAAACGGCGGAAACGGGAACGGAAACGGTGGTGCCGTCTCGGAGGGGAACAAGAGTGGTGATTCTTCTCTGCGTGACTGGTTTGGCAAGAGTAAGTCTAGTGATGGCAAGCCTGGCTGGGTTCAGTTGGGTGGAAAGTATGCAGGAAAACCCTGTGCAAGACAACCAGGACAAACCACTAAACCAAAATGTGGTTCCAGCAAAATGAAGCGTGCTCTCTCCAAAGATGAAGAGGAAGCAGCATTTCGTCGTAAGAATCGCCAAGACCCAAATCCAGATAGAAAAGGGAAAGCAATTAACGTGAAGACAGAAGAAACATTACCAGAAGCAACCTATCCTTCTGACTTTAAAAAGGGGTCTGGAGTTGCTAAGAAAAAGTACGATAGACCAAAACAGCACGATCAAGAAACCGATCGTTACGGTCGTAGAAAGACTGTAGATGAAGGCAAAAAAGATGCTTGCTATCACAAGGTCAAGTCTCGTTATTCTGTATGGCCTTCTGCATATGCCTCAGGTGCTCTGGTTAAGTGCCGTAAAGTTGGTGCTGCCAATTGGGGAAACAAGACAAAGAAAGAAGAGTTTTCAGATTGGAGAACAGAACTCTCTGAGGGTGGTAAGAAGTGCTGGAAGGGATATAAGAAAGTAGGCACACAAAAACTGTTTGGTAAAACTTACAATCGTTGTGTAAAAGAAGAAACTCCAAAGTGTTCTCATACCGAAAAAGGTAAAGAGTGTCCTGTTCATGGTATGGATCTTTGCCCAGATAAAGTAAATGAGGCAATCAGAATTCCTGCTAAAACTGGAAACATTATTAGTGTAACCTTATCCTGGAGAGGAAAGGTTTATATGATCAAGATGTTCTTCCCTACTGTATCAAAACCAAGTAGAAAAGAAGTTCAGGATCAGATTGATAAAGTATACCCAGGAGCAAGAGTAAATTCTTATTTTATTAGTGAAGTAAAACCAGGTGAACAATTCTTACATACTGAGGATTGGCAAAAGAAATCTGGTAAAAATCCTGAAGGTGGTTTGAATGAAAAAGGAAGAAAGAGCTACGAACGTCAGAATCCAGGAAGCGATCTTAAGAGACCTTCAAAGAAAGTTGGG